ACAGTGATGATCCTAGCTTCGTTGATCATATTAATCGTGATGTAACTTGGCCTCTTGTACAAAACAAATATGGAAGAACTGGTTTATTCTTTCCTTATCATCAAGTATTTGAGTTTAAAAATTCAACAGGTTTTATAACTGGTGTTGACTTTGAGCGTGAACATGAGTATCTTACTAATCATATACTAAATGAAAAATATATGTATCATCACTACTGGGATGAAGGAGACATTGTTATGTCTGATCAAGATATAACTCTTCATAAAAGATGGCAGTTTGATGGTATGAAAGACAGACTTATGTGGCGATTAGCTCACGATGTTAGTAATGTAGGAACCCCATCTGCGTGGGGAGAAACAACGATAGGTATGGAATGAAGCCTTTTGATTATGTAAATGACATCAACTTCAAGAAAAAGAACTTGATGCGAGAAACAGATAATGATAAACTAGCAGAAAGTGGGTATATTCCATACTTAACTAACAAATCTTTGTCGTATTTTCCTGATACATTGTTCCATGCACAGAATATGAATGTTAATCATGATCTTGATAACCTCCTTCAATATGAGTATTTACTAAATACCGTAAGACCCAAGAAGCGATTTGCCAAATGGGTAAAACCAGAGGATAATGATGATTTGGAGATTATTAAGATGTATTTTGGATATTCAAACAAGAAAGCTGAACAAGCACTCAAGATTCTTTCCTCTGATGTAATCAAAGAAATAAGAGACAAAATTACAAGAGGAACACAGGATGAGCGTAGGGTCGATTGATTCTATGGTAGAAGTGACACTTCGGCATGACGAAGACTTTCTGAAAGTGAAAGAGACGCTGACCAGGATTGGAGTGGCTTCCAGAAAGAACAAGGCTCTATATCAGAGTTGTCATATTCTCCATAAACAACAAAAATATTATATAGTCCACTTCAAAGAGCTTTTCGCATTGGATGGAAAGCCAACAAACTTCTCTGAAGAGGATCAAGGAAGAAGAAATACAATTACTAATCTGTTAAGTGAATGGGGATTGGTTGATATAGTAGATTCAACAAAGACAACTGAACCAGTTACACCTCTCAACCAGATTAAAATAATTCCGTTTAAAGATAAAGATCAATGGGAATTGATACCTAAATATAACATAGGGAAGAAGCGTTGACTTTGTAGCGCAGATACCCTATATTATAAGTGTGATGCCATAATGGGTCACATAACATAGAACTTGCTTGAAAGGAGTTCAGATATGACTTTTCTAAAACCGTTTCCGTTTGAGGATTCACCCTTTTTTCAACATACTGTAGGCTTTGATCGAATGTTCGATCAACTTAATCGTGTGCAACACGATATTCAAGGTCGCACACAAGTCACGAAGTATCCACCTTATAACATAGTGAAAACATCTGATGATGAGTTTCAAATAGAACTAGCATTAGCTGGTTTTTCAAAGGAGGACTTAGATGTTGAAGTCAAAGAAAACATTCTCACTGTCAAAGGTTCCAAAACCGAGAAAGAAGATGAAAGGGACTTTGTACACAAAGGCATTGGCGGCCGTTCGTTCGAAAGGCATTTCACGTTGGCGGACCATGTCGAAGTGATTGGAGGAGATCTCATAGATGGGATTCTGGTTATAGAACTCAAAAGAGTTATTCCTGAATCAGAGTTGCCAAGAAAAATTGATCTAGGCAAATAAATAAATAGGGGTGCCAATGTGGCACCCCTTACTTAGGAGACATATTATGAATGTAGATAAACTTAGAGAGGAATTAGAGATAGATGAAGGAGTCCGTTATCACGTGTACCTTGATCATCTTGGGTATCCTACTTTTGGTATTGGTCATCTCGTTATTGAAGGAGACCCCGAGTACCCAGGAGAAGAAGGTGAGCCAGTATCCCCAGATAGAGTTGTTGAAGCCTTCGAATCAGATCTCGAAACAGTCTTGTCTGACTGCAACAAACTTTACTCAGACTTTGACGATTTGCCAGAAGATGCTCAGCATATAATTGCTAACATGATGTTTAACATGGGCCTTCCTAGACTATCACAATTTAAAGGTATGAAACGTGGAGTAGATGCAAGAGACTGGAATGCAGCTGCTGATGAGATGGTTGATAGTAGATGG